AAGCGAATCAATTAAGAACATCGCCGGTGCATTGGTAAAATTCCAAGCATCGGTGAGCAAGGTAGCAAAGGAAGCAAACAATCCTTTCTTCAAATCCAAGTATGCAAGTTTGGCAAACATACTGGACACCATCCAAAAGCCATTGAGTGAATGTGGTTTGGCAATTAGTCAATTCCCTGATGGGAACGCACTCACAACCATTATCCTTCACGCTGATTCAGGCGAGTGGATGGAATCATCTTATGTGATGCCGGTTGCAAAGCAGAACGATCCACAAGCAATGGGAAGTGCAATGACCTACGCACGGAGGTATGCACTTGGTTCAATTCTAAACTTGAACATTGATGATGATGATGATGGTGAGAAAGCAATGGGAAGACAGATTCCAAAGAAAGATGAACTCACACCAAAGCATTCATCGTGGGCGAAAGCAGTTGAGCATCTCAAGACAGGTGGATTGATGACAGACATCACAAGCAAGTTTGAGGTATCTCCGGTGAATATGAAACTTTTAATCGGTGAGAAATGAATAACACACATCCAGTTATTCACACTTCTTTGAACGAAGACGATTGGCAGAGGTTGAGAAGTTCACGCTTCACCGCTTCCGAAATCCACAAACTGATGGGAACTCCGAAAAACAAATCGGAGTTCTTGTCGGAAACTGCAAAATCATTTGTCTTTGAAAAGGCAGCGGAATACCTAACCGGTGCGAAATCCGAAATCTATGGTCGTGCTTTGGATTGGGGGAAGGAACACGAGAAAGAAGCCTTCCACTATTTCTCCCAACAAACCGATGAGTTCTTCACTTACTACGGGGCAGAGACATACACCTTTATCACTTATGGTGAATGGGGTGGGTATTCACCGGATGCACTTGGTGGGCAGTTGGTAGAAATCAAATGCCCGTTCAATTCAGGCAACCACTTGCAAAACTTCTTCATCCAAAACAATGAGCAACTCAAGTCAAAACGCACGGAGTACTTTTGGCAAATGCAGATGGGAATGATTGCAACCGGATTGGAAGAAGGTTTGTTTGTTTCATACGATCCCCGGATGCCCATCGGCAAGAAGCTCACAACCACTCTCATCACTTTGGAACAGGACATCCAAGAAATCATTGATGAGAAATTGACCTACGCTGGAGAACTATTTTTGTCAATCACAAAATAAATCGTTCATTTACAAAGCCAATTAGAAAATAAATTTGCATAAGTGAAAGAAAGTATGTTGTTTTGAATCACATTAAAACAAAATGAAAATTCAATTAGAACAAATCAAAGGAACATTAAGAGAGAGGGTTGATACTGCTATCTTAAAACTTGAATTTGAAGGATGTCAAGTTTGTGCTTTTTTCTTGTTTGATGATATTGACCATCAATATTCTTGGAGAAGCAAGGGGAAATATGTTGCTATTAGATATATTGCACCCCATCACGGGTTTCAAGAATATGCGGATGAACAAATTTTTCTAAACACAAAAAAATAGACAAACAAACAATATACAACTATGGCACTTGACATCATCTACCCAATCGTTTTAACACCCATCGTTTTTGCGGTGGGTTACGGTCTACATTGCATTAAGAAAGCAATGAACAAAGAACTTCCTGAAGCCAAACCATACCAGTTTGAAAGGGACGAGTACAAACCAGAGTTTGACCAATTCAGTCAAACAATCTTCAATCACAAATTTTATAAAGGAAAAGCAAAATGATAACTTACTTAATCTTGGGCGGTGTAACTGTCCTTCTCGCTTACCGGTTGTGGCAAGTTGAGAGAAACGCAGAGGAATTGCAAGAATCAATTAACAAAAAGAATCGCAACATTTGGGATTTGGAAACTGAAATCTTGACCATTCGGTCAACCATCCAACAAGGCAAAGATGATTTGAACCAAGCAAAGATGATGAGTGAGAAACGAATCGCAGAACTGGAAGACAAATTGCAAACTTTCAAGAACCAATTTACAGATTTAAAAAATGTTAAAAGCAAGGGTGGTAAAGGCAACAATTAATTCCATTTGCAAGTGGCGGGTATACTTTGCTGGAGAATTACTCGCCACATTTGAAACGGAAAAAGATGCACGAGATTACGCAGAATTTATAGACAGACAATGAAAACAGATATAACCCCCAAAGAAAAAGCCGAAGAGCTTATCGCCAAATTTTACACCATCAATGCGGAAACGGTTGAATTGGTAGATGGAGATTTTGATATGATTCATTCACTATCGGAAGACGATGCAATCAAATGTGCGAGAGTTGCGGTGTATGAAATACTTGATCATTGCACAGAAGTAAGCAAATACTATTGGTTGAAAGTTCTTCAAGAGTTAATCTCAAACGGAAATGAACATCAGGGTTAAACACAGAAACACAGAGATAGAACTTGAAGACATCAAGACCATCAATCACAATCTTGATATCATAAGTTTAATCAAAGCCATCTCACAACAGATTCAAGAAATAATCAAGGCAGAAAATGAAAACACCAATTGAACGCTTGGTTGAACACCTACGCACAGAATACCCGGATTTGTATCTCAGCCCACACCTGATTTTCAATTTTAAGCAACTGGAGAAGATGGATCAACAACTCGCATACAATGCCGGGTTTGCCAATGCAAAGAAAATGTACTGTGAAAAATCTAACTGATCAACAAGCACTATGTTGGGCAATCGCAATCCTTCGTGATGATATGCGTCACACTTGGAGAGAGATTGCCCAGCGAATGCATTGTAGCGAATGCAAAGTGCGTCACCTTTACACACAAACAAAACCCCTATGAATGTAACCAAAGAACTTGTGAGACAATTGCTTGAGCAATATCCACAAACAAGAGACAATGACAACCTTTTGATGTCAATGATTTGGCGTAAGGAATCCAATTTGTTTAACTTCTTCCATCGTTTGGAATCAGGCAAATTAACACAAGCGGAGACCATCCGCAGATGCCGTCAACGGTTGCAGTTAGATGATCCCGAATTGAGAGGTGCGACCTATGAGCTGCGACAAAAACACCAAAAAAAAATCCTAACAGAACTGGGATACAAAACAAAACCATAAGGTAAAAACAAAATGTATAACACACAAACAGCGTCAATGGTGAAGAGCAGTAACCACACGCAGAAAGACACAACGGTGAACACCGTAATGAAAACAAATGATTACTCAAAGTTCAAAACTCTTGGAGGTAATCGCCAGTTAAATGAATTGCACCTGAAAAGATTACGGTCTTCCGTTATGGCAAAAAATTTATTGTTTGCAAATCCAATTTTGGTCAACGAGAAATTTGAAATTATTGATGGACAACATCGTTTCACAGTTTGCAAAGATTTGGGACATCCAATACATTATTTATTGGTTGAAAATTTTGGACTTTCCGAAGTTCAAACCTTAAATGCCAATACAAAAAACTGGAAAATTGAAGATTACATTGATGGTTATTGTGATATGGGATTGCAAGAATACTGTTATTTGAAATCTCAAATGGTTAAAACGGGATTAGGTGTAACAGTATTATTGGGAATTTTGGCAGCTGGTACTACTTCAGGTTCAACTTTGTATAATTTAAGAGAAGGAGAACTTAAATTGATTCATAAAAATCGTGGATTAATTATGTTCCAATGGATAAAAGATTGGATGAAGCATTATGATGGTGCGAGTAGGAGATCATTTGTTTTTGCATTGGTTCATCTTTACGAAATACAAGGTTATAATCACGAGAAAATGATGCAAAAACTTCAGTATCAATCAACCAAATTAGTGGATTGTACTAATACAAAAACATATCTTGCTCTGCTTGAAGAAGTTTACAATTTTCGTGAACGAGGCGAGAAGTTAAGATTCTTTTAATTATATTTGTATCGTTAACGAGAAGGTTGCAGTTTCTCAACGTTAAAAGATTTTTACCCTGTTGGAATAGTCGCACTGCAACTGCACTATTTCGATGGGGTTTTTTTATGTCAAAAAATAAGAAATCATTCCTACTCTATTGTGATTTAATTCACACGGTAGACCAACTCACAAACGAACAGGCTGGTGATCTGTTCAAGCACATACTACGATATGTGAATGACCAAGAACCACAGACGGACAATGTGATAACTCGCATTGCTTTTGAACCTATCAAGCAATCATTGATGAGAGATTTGGTAAAATACAAATCCATTTGTGAACGGAATTCGGACAATGCAAAGAAGCGATGGGATGCGACCGCATCCGATGGCATACGACCGCTTACCAAAAATGCCGATAGTGATAGTGATAGTGATAGTGATAATGATAATGTAAAAGAAGAATACAAACTATCGTTTGATTTGTGGTTGAAGTATAAGAAAGAAAAAAAACAGAAATACACAACAACTGGCATTAAACAACTCATCAAATCTTGTCAGTCAAAATACACACCAAAAGAATTCACGGAGGTCGTTGAACACTCCATCACTCAAAACTATTCAGGTTTATATGCACCGAAAGATTTTGAGAAAAACAAAACAATTGAAATCATTAACAACAAAAACAAATTTAATTTGAAAGATTATGACGAACGAGCTTGAAGAATACATCATCGGTCAATTGCTTTATTACGAACAGACAAGAGCATTATTACCAAGAATTAAACCAGTGTGGTTTGAAACAAAACTCTATCAAAGAGTGATTGACTTTATGATGGACAGATACATCCAAAACGAACCCATTGACTATGTGTGTTTGGTTGGGAAGTTTGAAAGAACCGAGATACAACATCTTGTTAAAATTGGTCAAGCCGTTTACTCTATGCCCAATTTAAGCCAATATCTTCCAAAATTGGAACATAGATACTTACAAAAGAATTTCGTTCAGCAAATCTCTTCTATTGATGTCACATTGGATTTGAAAGAGATGCTCACCTTTACACAAACTTTGATTGATAACACCAAGTTCACCACCATAAACGATCCTTTGTCTATTCACAAAGTTGTGGCATCGGCAGTTGATACAATAACCGAATCAATCAAAAGGGGTGACAAGATAACCGGAAAGCAAACTGGATGGCAATCACTTGACAGAGTATTGGGTGGATGGAATCACGGTGACTTGGTTGTGATGGCTGCGAGACCTGGACAAGGGAAGACCGCACTTGCTTTGTCATTGATGTATGAGTTTGGGAAATTGGGTGGTAAGGGTTTATTCATTTCGCTTGAGATGTCATCCGAGCAATTGGCGAAGAGATACTTGTCATTGATATGTGATCTGCCAAACTGGAAGATTCGCAATGCAACATTGAGAGAAAATGAGGTGATTTATATGTGTGACAGTGTGAACAATTCGGTGGTTGAATTCTTTGTTGATGACGATCCAAATTCATCCATTAATCAAATCAAATCAAAAGCCAAAATCCACAAGGCAAAACACGGATTGGAATTGCTGATCATTGATTACATCCAGTTGATCAAAGGAACAAAGCAAAACAGAGAGCAAGAAATCGCAGAGATATCACGAAACCTTAAATTATTGGCAAAGGAATTGCAAATCACCGTGATTGTTTTGGCACAACTTTCAAGGAAGTGTGAGGAGAGAGCAGATAAAAGACCAATGCTATCCGACATCCGGGAAAGTGGAAGCATTGAACAAGATGCAGATGTAGTGATGTTCCCATTTAGACCTGATTACTATTCAAAGGAACGCAATGAATCGGAGGATGCTGAACTGATAATCGCAAAGAACAGGCACGGAGAATGTTTCACAATTGAAACCACCTTCATTGGATCACGAACAATGTACCAGGAACGCATATGAGAAAGTATTGGACAAAGGAAGAAGCTGAAGAATTACAACGGTTATATCCAACAACCACTGGGAAAGATTTGGCGTTGCGTTTTGGATGTAATGTCCAGCAGATTTATAACCGTGCAAACAAAATGGGATTGCAGAAAGATCTTGATTTTTTGCATCAATACTATCGGGAAAACTTCAAAGGACACAAAGCCACTCAATTCAAAAAAGGAATGAAATCCTGGAATAAAGGTCAAAAAGGATTACAGATCGGAGGAGTTGAAACACAATTCAAAAAGGGTAGATTGCCACACAACACCAAGCCGATTGGATTTCGTTCATATCGTGATGGGTACTTGGTGGAAAGAGTTGAGAAAGGATTTGAATTTGTTCACAAACTAATTTGGAAACAACATCACGGAGAAATACCAATGGGAATGTTTGTGGTATTCAAAGACCGAAACAAGAACAACATTTGTATTGAAAACTTGGAAATCATTGACCGAGTGGAACACATCCGGAGAAATCACATCCAAAATCTACCACCAGAATTGAAGGAAGTAGTACATATTAAAAAATCAATCACACGAAAAATTAATCAAATAGAAAAAAATGGCACGAAATAAAATTAACGATCTCCGTGATCACCTTTTTGAAACCCTGGAACGCCTGAAAGATGGTGACATTGACATCGCAACTGCAAAAGCAATGGCAGATGTAGGACAAGTAATTATCAATTCAGCAAAGATTGAAATTGATTTTATCAAAGCAACTGGATCAACGAAGGATTCAGGATTCATTCGGTTAGGCGAAGGCAATGAAAAGTTGTTATGAAGATAATTGACAGACGCAGAGACGAACAACTTGGAACAAAAGCAAAAGCATTGCCAATGTACAAAGAGTTCATACAACTCGTTGAAAAGGACAAGAGGGTACAATCATACTACAATATGAAAGATATGCTCTTGGATGCGTTCAAATGGGATAAAACGCCACAAGGTCACGATTACTGGCAAGCGGTTTATGATTCAATCGTAATCGCAGACCATCCGAAATGTCCCCAGTGCAACACCATCGGCAAGGTAAAATTGCTCAAGACTTTAGACAAGCACAAGTGTAACAAATGTAAAATCACATTCTAATGATCAGCCACTATCAAGAAGTACACAACCTGAAGCAAGAGATTCGCAGATTGCGTTTGCAGATTGCAGACATAACCGTCAAGCACGACAAAGAGTTGAAACGATTGAAAGAAGAAATCATTCAACCCAAGTGCGATTTGAATAGCATTGATGCTGACTGGACAGATGCGATGAGGGTTTGTTGTCAAGCCTACGATGTCACACCTGATCTTGTTATTTCATCATTGAGAAAACAATCCGTTGTGTATGCCCGTCATATGTTCTCCTTCCTTTGCCGTAGGCACTTGAAGATGACATTCTCATCAATTGGCTATATATTGGGGAGAGACCATTCCAGCGTGATGAATGCGATTAATGTGTTTGACAATTTAGTTACACACGACAAAACCACAAGACAAACCTATGAAACATCCGTTCAGTTATTATGTGATTACTTGCACCAAAGGACTCTCATCATCGATACACATCTTGTATGAGGAAGAACAAGTTTTGAGATGCCAAAAAAAGTACGAAAAAGATGGTTATATTTGCATTATTGAAAAGAAAAATTGAATAAGGATGCCATCATATTGGAGTTATCCAAAGCCGATTGGCTAAGGAAAGCAACCAAGAACATTGCAAAAAACAATGAGTTGGCAAGGGAGTTGTATCAATTTTACTTTTTAACAATACTTGAGAAACCTGATGAACAAATCGAAAAAATATACAGAGACGGATACATCCAATTTTGGTCAATCCGTCTTTTATACCTTTGTATCAACGGCAACCGGCATCCCTTTGGCGAATCAAGAATATATGATCAACAGGATGTGTACGAGCTTGACTTCGCTGAAGAGATTGACTTACTGGATGACAGAGAACAAGCCGAAGGAATTGAACTTGAACGAATCAACAAAATAAACCAAGTAACAGAATCAGCATATTTTTATGAAAGGGAGTTATTCAAACTATGGTGTTCAGGAATGTCTGCAAGGGCAATCCATAGAAAGACCGATATCTCCGTTCGTGAAGTGCTGCGAGTAATTAAACTAATGAAAGAAAGATGTATAACGAAATAATTGGAATCGCTTGTTTAAGCATTATAATCGTAAACTTTGGCAAACCAGCCGACCTTCTTAAACGCTATCTGTACGGAAGCGACTATTCCAAATGGAAGCGAATGAAACCCCTTGACTGTGCTTTCTGCTTGTCGTGGTGGTTGGGCTTGTCATTTTTCCTATACACATACGGTTGGGTGGGGATACTTTATGCATCCATCGCAACTGTGATTGTCGCACTCCTTGAAACTAAACTATGACACCAAAAGATAAAGCCGAGGAATTAATTCAAAAATATCTTAATATGAATGACGGATTAATTCAAGAATTTATACCCATTCCAATAGAAGGCGCAAGGCAATGTGCATTGATTATGTGCGATGAGTTGTTATGCAATTCAACATTTCTTTTAAGTAATGGTGAAATCTATTTTTGGCAAAAAGTAAAACACGAAATTGAAAACTTATGAGCAACATTGAATTCATACTATCACTCCAACCGTTGTACGACAACTGGAAGAAAACACAAGTATTTGCACCATCACCAGAACAAGGGGCAATCCTGAACAATGTACACCGAGAAATCTTCGGAAGGAACTTGCCGAATTGCAGTACCTGTATAACCGAAGCCTTGCACTCACTTTTGATTTGGGCAAACCAACAACAAGAAGCCATCACCAAAGCACAACTTGCCGATGATGAGCAGAAACCAAAGAGGAGAAGAAAGAATGAGCAATAAACAACAAACGGCAATGAAACTATACACACAACATCAATTGCTAAACACTGCTGAGGCAATCAAAAACTACTACGAGAATAATCCAGATACTGCACAAGAAATGGTAAAAAAACATCTTATGAATTTGGCACCCGTTACCACAAAAAGAACTCTCATCATCTACAATACCAAAGAAACAACTGAAGAAGAAGCAATGCATCTTCTAGGGATTCTAAATTGTGATGATTCTACTTTATGGGATAACGCAGACCATTGCGGAGTTCAAGTAATTGAAGTTCCATTAACCTACGGAGGAGGTGACAAATGAAAAATAATAAACTATACACAGTAGTGGAGTGGTTGAGTTTATTATTCTCAATTATTTCATTTTTGATTTTTGCTTACGACATTGAAAACGACAGAGATTTTTACACATGGCTTTGGTTATTTAATGCTATGATTTTTTATACAAACTATCTAAAATTTAACTGGAACAAATGAAAAACAATAAACAACAAACGGCAATTACTTCCTTAATTATTTTAATTGGTATTATTATTATTTGCATAGGAGTAGTAAATAGTAAAGTAATTTCGATAGCAGTTATGGCAATTCCAGTTTTGGTATTCGCATACTTCTGTATTTATTCAACCATACTTAGAAATAAAAAACAATGACAAACAACAAACAACAAACGGCAGTAGACGATTTTTGGTTTGAAATAGGCGATATATTCCGATATACTGTTGACATAGATACTGGAATTAGATTGTTGAAGGCTTATGAGAGGGCAAAAATTAATGAAAGAGAACATTTAATTAAAGCACATGGTATTCAATTTGATTATTCACATAGCCAAATTGACCCTAAGAAAATAACTGGAGAAGACTACTACAACGAAACCTACGGAGGAGGTGAGCAATGAAACTATACACAGAAGAACAAGTATTGGAAATAATTGCCAATATAAACAGAGATGTAAACGTGAGTTCTCAAGAGTTATTGAAAGGTATAGAAGTTGACCATATCGAACTACCAAGTGATGAGGAGATATGGAAATGGTGGAAAACACAAAAATTTCAAAAAGAACAAGGAGAGCAAGAATATACAATGCTTTATGAGATTGATTTACCAAAAATATTAAAAGCATTTATAGAACACTTTAGTAAAACAAAGGAGGTGAGCAATGAAAGCAATCATTGAATTCAACCTTGACGAGGAAAGAGCAGAGTTTGATATGGCAGTCAACGGATACAAGTTCTCGTTGGTTGCTTACTACTTAGACCAACATTTGAGAGGTTTGATAAAATATCCACCGGATAATCAAAGCGAGGATACCTACAAAGCATTGCAAGAGACAAGAGACAAACTGCATCAACTGCTGAATGAGTATAATTTGGAGGTATGA